GAATAGATTGTAAAGCGCATCCATTTTTTCAAATAACTCTTGTGTTTTCATGTTTTTAAATTTTGTTTATTAAATATTTTATATAATCTATTATTTCACTTTTTTCAAATCCTTCATTCATCCAAGTTAATTTTAAAACACGTAAAGCACCAAATAATTGATTTAACTTACGCGTGTTTGCTGTTTCTTCAAAGCGATCTACAACATGTTTGGGTAGAATTTTAGTGTTTGTTGGTTTATTAATAGTTATTTCTTGTAGTTTTTTTTAATGATTCGGCTAAACCTTGATTAGCTGCTTTACCTTTACCTGGTTCAGCTATATGGGCACGAGTGAAAAAAGTTATCGTATTACCAATTTGAGATAATAATTTTTTATCACCTAATTTTTCAGCTTCTACTTGAGCTTTATTTAAAGCATCTTGTACTGCTTTTACTTCAGGTGAAATGTCATCACCTTCAGATCCCATGCTGGGTTCGTTGTTTGAAGTAAAGTCTGGAGCTGGTTCGGAGTTAAAGTCATCATCTTCGATAGTATCTTCGCTTTTTTTCTTTTTAGCTTCGTCTAAATTATTTTCAGCCATAATCATTTCTTTGATTTTGGCTTTAAGTTCTGATTTTTTCATTATGTTATTGTTTATATTTTGTATAAATATGTTAATTTTTCGTATTCTTCAATCGTTTACGCAAGTAAAAATATAAGCCAAAGAAAAGCCCCGAAAGGCAATAGAAAATTAAATCCGTAGTCCAATAAGAACCTGTCCATTTCATTACCAACGCAAAAAGCGCGTCGAACCCAAAAGGGTTGAAGAACATTGCTATCATTAGGCATACGTGAACTGCTGTCTCTAAATTTATTTTTTTGCCTTTTATGGTCACCGTCCATAGATTTTAATTTAGTTAAATAATATGTAACCTATTTATCTTCTTCTTGTTTATTTTTTTTAGATTTAGATTTAATTTCTTCAATCTTAATTTCTTCTTCATGATCTGGTACTATTTCAGCTTCAGACATTGGAGAAATAGTAACTTGATTTACTGAATAATCACGTGTAACTATGGTTTGTCCTGTTTGAGTATGAGTAGTAAGAGATTGTTCCCAAGGTTTTAAAGTATTCATTTTTTTGTTGTTTTTAAATATTCAGTTAATAATGTTCCTATAACACCTACTTTCTGGCGTATAAATATCCATTCGTCTTTGGTTAATTTATGTTCTTGACGATATGATATTCCCATAACACCTATTAAATGGTTATCTAAACTATATAAACCAACAGCGTAAAATGATTTTGAGTTGTAATCTTTAGCTAATGTTTCTAAACCATAAGTTTCATTTCCATTAGCATAACTAGGGATAGATAATTCTCCATCAGTGTATATTTTACCTAAAGGTTTAGGAAATAAAGATACAGGAATATTTTGGAAAGTATGTTGAACTGAAAGTGTATCGGGTGTAATTTTTTCGTAGAAAAAAGAAAATTTCTGAATAGATTTACCTGTTGGATAAAAATGTCCACCATTATGAAATTGAGCTATCCATACACGATCACATTCTATTGTTTCTACTATAGAATCTAATTGAGTATCAACTAATTCATTTAATTCAATAGCTTCTTGAATTGGAGATTTTTTAGCTTTAGGCTTAAATCTAACTTTAGCCCATTCTATTAATATAGGGCCTAAAACAGCTGTGATAAAAGCAATAATGATAGGAGTAATGTATTCTGTCATTTCTTTAAACTTTGTAGATATTTAATAGTTTCGTCTCGGTTTTGTAACAACACTTGTTTACCTTTACCTACCCAACTTTCTACATCTCCTGCTTCGGTAATAAAAGAATCAGTTGAGTTTATAACATCATCACTCCATATCATGAAATCCTTTATAAGAAAATCTACGTCTGAGTTTATAATATTTTTTTCATATTCTTCCCATAAACCTTGTCTTCTAATTTCTGTTTCAAAATCAATTTGACAATTAAGACATCTACCATACATTATCCAAAAACGTTTATCAAGATGTGGTTTCATCATGCTGCTACATTCAGGACAAAATAAAGGTAAATGTAATTCTTTTTTTGCTTTATCTAATTTAGTAATATTTTGTTTTACACCATTTTTGATAGTCCATTTTCGATCATCTTCCTCCCAAACATCACCTTCACCGTGAAATTCTTGTTGTTTAGTATAACCTATCCCAACAGCGGTTTTATCCCCATATTTACCTTGCATAAGGTTACGGAGACGTTGTACGTCGCGTTGTTGAAATTCTTTTTTTAAAACGTTATCTGACATAAATTTTATTAATGAGAATATATGATTAAAGCACCAGCCATTACAGCTACAATAGCACTCAAACTAAATAAATGGTTTTTAAATTTAGCTTTTTTAACATCTTTTTTTAAAGTTTGAGTATAATTAATATATTGTTGTTCTTTTTCTTTGTATAATATTATTTGTTGAGCATAAGTTTCATTTTTGCTAGATAGTGTTCTAATTAAACTATCTTTCATAGATGATTGTCTTTCAGTAAGTTGCAACACATTTTGTGTTATATTATGTTGACATTTTAAACTATCATATGCTATAAGATCTAATGCTACTCTTTTAGCAACTGAATATGGTAATACTATTTTACTAGTATCTGTAACGCTTTGCGAAAAAACTGTCAAGCTGATTAGGAGTGTAATTAGCAACGAGAGTGCGTATTTCATTGTATTTGTTTTTAATTTGAACATATTTTACCTTTTCTTCAACAATCATCTTATCCATATAAACAACACTGTCTTTATATATTATAATAACACTGTCTTGTTTATGATGAACAGAATCTAAAGCTTTAACTTGGGTTGAAAGACTATCGATGGTATGTTCATATTTATGATATTTATTTGAATTATCTTGAAGTACAGTATATGCAAAATATAATAATACTAAAAGAATTACAACTAATATTAATTTTACTTTATTCATATTAATTTCTTTATTTCTTCTTTAATTATTTTTTTAACTTCAGATTTTTTTATTATATGTTCTTTCATAGGTACTTTAGTATCTTTAGTATAACCTTTTAAAACACCTCTACCTTTAATTTGATTTACTATTTTACTAGTTAATACATTCTCGTTTCCGCCTGTAATTTCAATTTTTATTTCTTCTTTTTCAAGAAGTGGAATAAATTTTATTGTTGTTTTTTTATCATTCCTATTATCAGTAACCTTTATTACATCTATATTTTTCTCAACTATTTGTTTAGTTTCAGAATCTAAAAATTTACGTTTTTCAATTGTAAATTCATTTGTAAAATCTTTTGTAGTTTCAAACCACTTTTTAACATCTTCAAGAATATCTTTTAATTCTCCTTCAGAATTTGCTATGAGTCTTTTAAATGCCATGTTTTTTATTTTTTTCTTTTAGTTGATCTTCCCAATGCCTAAAGATACGATTTCCTTTTAAATAAGCCTCATCTTCTACCGCAGATAATTTAGGATCTTTAGTAGTATCGGTTCCTGGTGTTGAATGTAATCTATTTTCTATATTTTGTTCATGGTGTACTAATTCATGGGCAAATGTACGTAATACATCTTTAGGATGACGTTCAGCTGTAAAAAGTGTTACTGTTTTAGCAGCAGGATCATAATAACCTGTCATTCCTAATATTTTAGAAGCATTATCAAAATCATCTCCAATTATATTTAAACGAGGTAATGGGCGAATATTCATTCCTTGTTCAACACAATATTCTATAAATGATTTCATATAACGTTTAAAATCCCATCCCGGAATGTTATCGTTATTTACATTAGGGTCTGGGTCGGATTCTTCATCTAGTTCTTGACATATGTGATTATTATCATACCCTTTCCATCCACACTTAGAGCAAACAAATTCAGGTGATTCATCAACTTCAAGAATATATTTTACTAATTCTTTAGTTAGTGGATCCATACTATCTAGCTTTCTGTATTAAATCTTTGGCTTTATTTTTCTTTTCGTCGATTTCTTTTTTAGCCTTTCTATACTCATCCATATGAGATCTGATTTCTTTAAGGCGTTCTTCATACTCTTTTAATTTAGTAGTAGCCATTCTATTAGCTTCAGATCTATTTTTATATACACCTACAGTTTCAGCTTCGTCTATTGGATGAAAAACAGTAGCTTCATATACCATATCATCTTTAGTCATATTAGATTTTGGTTTTTTAACAACGAAGAATTTACCGATTTCATCGACTGTTTTATCGTTACTTTCTTCTTCAACTTTACTTTCTATTAATACGTTTTGAATTTCTTCTTTAATAATTTGTTTTAATGTTGGAGTTTTCATATATATGTTTTATGTTGCATATAAATATTAAAAAAACAAGTAAATTAATATTCTAATTTAATAGATGTAGGTAAGGTTTCAGTATGAGGTTTAGAGTCTGGGTTTTCTAATTTGTAGATATCGTATATTTTAGTAAACATTGCGAAATTATTATCAATATTTCCAATATTTTTTAATTGCCACCCACTACCTTGTATTTTATCTTTAGCAGGTCCACGTGTAGCTGCTTTAAGCCATATAATTCCTGTTTCTTCAATTGGTTCATTATGTGTTTCATTCCACGCTTTAGCATATGAAGCTAATTGTAAATCATATGATGTATGTAAAGTATTTGATGTTTTTATATCAAGTAACCATAATTTATTGTTAAATCTTACAATTAAGTCAGCAGTGCCCGCGTATTCATATTGGTCTGAAAATAAATGGTATTCTGCTGCTACTAATTCAGGTTTATATTTATTCCAAAATTCAGCGAATTTTAATATCATTTTCCATACATCTAGATTAAATAGTACTGTTCCTTCTTGGTCTACCCAATTTATTTCTTCACCATTTAAAAATTTTTCAACAGTATTATGCACTTGAGTACCTTCCCATGCTGCTTTTTGAGCTATAATATCACTATTATGACCTACATCTTTTAACCAACTGTGGAAAAATTGATTTTTAGGGAAATAATTTAAAATACTTGACACAGAAGGATAGTATTTTTCATTTCGTCTATAAAATCGTTGGTCTAATACATTTATTTGTTTATTATCAGCGCTATATTCTACTATACGTTTAATTTTAGGATCACGGATAATGTTTGAGTTTTTTTCTATCATATTGCGAATTTTTTACTTAATAAATTTGAAAACGTTAATGGGGTTGTATTTTGAATAAGATTAGTAAAATTTTTAAATCCCATTTCAGATGGATCTTTATCATCCATGTCGACTAAATATACTTCTTTACCTTCATTCATTAATTTTTCACAGAAACCTAATGCTTGTTTTTGAGCATCTCTATCTAAAGCTATATAAATTTTAGATACAGATGACATAACAATTTTTTTCATTAAATTAGATTGTATATTTTTTCCTAACAATGGTATAGCATTACGTTTTATAGCCATAGCATCAAATGGACCTTCACATAATATTAAAGGTAAATCCCAATTTATAAAAAAACCAAATGGAATAATATCACGTGATACGGATGGATTCTTTTTAGATTTATTATCTTTTTCAAAACTGCGTGCGGTAAAATAATTTAGAGTGCCATTTTCATCATAAGATGGTACTATAATATGATTCATATATTTACCTTCTTCACAATATCCTAAGTTATATTTTATAATATCTTCTGAGGTTATGCCTCGTTTTTTAATATAGTTTAAAGCATGTTTAGCCATTATAGATAAAGAGGGATTTATAAGAGATATAAATTCTTTAGGTAAACTTAATTTTTCATTTTGTGTAGGAATAATTTTTTCTATTCCATCTGTTTTTAAATATGGTTTAAGTTCAAGTATTTTTTCTTGGGGAACACCCATTAATTTAAATAATTGAGCTAGTTTTTTACCTTTAGCGTTACAACCCCAACAATGCCATGGGTTTTCACCTTTAGTATTTTTAGTAAAATTAATCTCAAAATTTTTCTTTCCTGGAGGGTTAGATGTATGGAATGGGCATACATAAGCATAGTTGCCTTTTGATGTTGCTTTTCCAGTACCTAGTATAGAATTAGTAATCGCTACTAAAGCTTGATTAATCATAACTTAAATATACGATTTTATTCTTAAAGAGCCAAATCTTTAGGGAAAAATTTTCCTAAAATATTGCTGTTAACCCAATGTTTACTGTCTTCCAACACATTGTATTGAAATAGGCATTTAGTCTCATAATAGGTTAATTCCTTCGACGATTTACATAAACGTATAACTGTACGAAGTAATTTATCTTTTGGCGTTGTTTTAGCCCATTGTTTAACTTCATCTGCTGAACCATAGTATGTTTTCCAGTCAGATTCTTTAACTATTTTCTTTTTAGATGGAGTTCTACCACGTTGTGTAGGTAAGGCAGCTATTTCTTTTTTACCTAATTTTTGGTTTGTGGTGTGTTTAAATATTTTTTTGCCTATATACTGGCGACCATTTTCTAAATTGGTTGTCATATAAACATAACCATAATAATCGTCTATGTTGAAATTTGGATCGTTAATTAGATCTTCAACAAGAGTTGCTTTCATAACTTGTAACATAATATTATTTTAAATTAAAATATCTAATAGGAATTGCTATATGTTCTTTATTATCTTCTGTAAATTTTTCATATTCTATTTTATCATTATCTAAAAAAATAGATAATGTGGGATTATAATTACTCACCATATTATTACCATCTAAAACTCCATAAAAACCAAGTGAGTCAAAATTTGGAAAATCTAAACAATCTACCCAATATTCTTTAAAACCACCTGCTGTTTTAAGATTTGTATGATAAGCATTAAAACGCTTTTTAATTGGTTTATTAA